TGTAACACTTGGGCTTGAGCTTCTCTTTGAACACATCGCGATGGATCCGTTGGAATTGCTAATAAATGCGCACCAATTAATGCTACCTTCATATAAGATATTTGAAATTCGGTAATGTAGTGTTTGGATACACCAGATTTTCCTGATACGCTTGTTTTACCGCAGCTAGTTCCAGAAATAGGATATTCTATTTTCTCTTCGCTACGATATAAACTAACAAGTGGATCAATGCGCGTTAACATCCCTACATTTTGCCCAGTTGATGTATCGGTTCCTATTTTTAAATATGAATTATACCCAGAATCTAATAGATCCTTTAACATATTTAATTCATCGCATCCTTCAACTTCGCACAAATTAATAATATCTGGTTCTAAAAAATTTATTGTATCAGCTACATATGATAAATGATTTTGGGCATCAGAAACGGTATTCCAACTACATCCATTGCCTGGACAATTTGAACTAGAACAATAATCGATAAATAACCATTCGACATTATATTGAACTAAGCGTAAAAACGTTTTGTCTGTTCTTCTATCACCAAATGATGAAACTATAGCACATTCTGTATCTCCTTTAACAAATGTGTTTATAAACGAAGCTAAAGATACTAAATATAATAAATATTTCATTATATTATATAAATTGTTATATTTATATAATAATTTATTATGCTATTTTGACTTATTATGCTATTTTGACTTATTATGATATTTTGACTTATGGCGTTGATTTTCATTGGACTACGTCTGTTAAAATGTATAATTATTAATAAAATATGATTAATAAAATATGATTAATAAAATCCATTTGCTAAATTAAATCCCGAAAATTTAATTAACTCAGCAAGCGTTGGGTGATTTTCAACCGCCTTGATTAATTCAAGTTCTTCTTGCGTTAATTCGATATTAGTTAGTTCTTGTTCCATTGAAATAATTTTGTTATAATATTCTGGGTTTGCTATAATGGGTTGAATTTGTATTGTTTTAAATATTTTATTATATTCTAAGGTTAATGACTTAGAATCAATTTCACTTTTTTTATCACACAGTCCAGCCGATATATCAAGAATTTCTTCGAGTCTAATTTTTAATTCTTCTAATTGTTCTTTTTTAATTGGAATAAACAAATTATCTTCTTGATTTTGATGTTTAATTTTATTTGCGTAAGTAAAAACATCTTGATATTCAAACATAGTTGGCTCCTTTTCTCTAGTTATTTGTTTATTATTATAATCATATTCTATTGTATCTAATGCGCACGCATAAGAATTGGCAATTGGTCTCGTTGTAAAACGTTTATCTAAATTGGATGTATCTATTATAATTAATTTATATCCATCTATACCATCTTTTTTCATTTGTATGTATTTTAACATATATCTAATACTAGAACAAATAGGTAAAATATCATTATATAAATCTAATGGTTTTGTTAAATATATTTCATATCGAGCTGAATACCAATTACCATGAACCATTGTTATTTAATAATATTAAAATGGCTTTAATTCAAAAATTATATATAATTAAATAATTTAAAAAAATTGATTTAAATATATTAAATACATACTAGATAATACATAATAAATATAATGGAAAAACAAAATACATATACAAAAAATAACAATATTAATTTAAATCAAGTACATCCAATATGCGAATATTCGTTATATTTTGATGGTTGTAGTAAAGGCAATCCTGGTCCTTCTGGAATTGGCGCTGTTATTTACAAAAACGGTGATGAAATATCTGCTTCTTGTGAAAATATTGGAAACAGAACTAATAACGAATCAGAATATTGCGCATTAATTATAGGCCTGGAAGAAGCTTTAAAATTAGACATAACATCATTATGTGTTTATGGAGATAGTTTGTTAGTTATTAACCAAGCTAATAAGATTTATAAAGTAAAAAATGAAACATTATTGATATTATATGAAAAATTTAGAGCCTTGAAATGTAAGTTTAAATATATAACATTTACACATATTTATCGAACGCATAATAAACGAGCAGATCAATTAGCAAATATGGGATTAATTAAAAATATAGAAGAAAAAGAAGAAAAAGAAGAAGAAAAAGAAGAAAAAGAAGTAGAAGAAAAAGAGGATGATTTTGTCCAAGTATTAGACGTTGATTGGAAAGAAGAATCTTTTAAAAAAAAGAATAGTAATATTAATCAACTTAAAATTAATACATTCTTTCCTAAGATTAATCAACCTCATATCAATCAACCCAAAATTAATTCATTCTTTCCTCAAATTAATCTACATATTTAATCAACATATTTAACTCTAACTTTAATATTCTAATAAAGCAATATTTAATAACTGATTCGGTTTATATTTTAACAAATCTAATTCTTTTTTAGTTGTTGGAAATAAATCTTTATCATAAATGTCTTGTAATAACAACCATTCAAACATTCCGCCTGTATATACAAAAATATTATAAAACCCTAATGTTAATAACTGTTGATATTTTTTTTGAACACTATCATCATTACAATTTTTTCCATAAACTATAATTCTAATGCTTTTGTTTTCCTTTAAATACTTATTAATAAGTATTTCTTCTTCTTCAGCAACCGTTGTGTTGACAATTAAACATTTTTGGTCAGACGGAGATAGCGTGTTGATTATTAAATATATTTCAGGATTTTTTGTAACAGTTTGCATATCTTCGTAATTTATTTTTTTCATTGATTGAGTATTACCCATATTTATCTATAACACTAAATTTTTAATTACATATCAACTTATAGTTTATTTTATTACTATATTATTACTATTTTATTACTATTTTTATTACAAGTTTACTAATTTAGAAAAATCTCCATTGTAATAATGAAACCATAGAAAACTTGTTAGTCCAATAATAACATCAACTAACAAATATATCCAGGCACCATTATTTTTATTAATTGCGTTATAAGCGAATAAAAGGTATAATAATCCGTGAACTGGTCTCAAATCATTCCACCAAATTTTATCACCAAAAACTTCTGCGCCAGTCTTTCTTGAGCCAGTCAAAAATAAATAAATAAATCCCATAGCAGGTAAAAGCGCTAAATATCCCATATACGTTAAATAAGTTGTATTCGCATTTTTTGCCAAGTATACAAATAAAGATCTAGTTCCTATACAACCTATCAAAAATAATAGAAATCGTTTTTGTATTGTATTCATTTATAGAATAAATAAATATAATATTTTTAATTAGTGATAATGCGATGCGGATTTGTCAAAAATCCAATGAAAATCATTAGTATGAACTTTAGTAATAATTCTATGTCTTAAAGCAGGATGACTAACGTTAGCATTTTTTGCAGCATCGGAAATAGTTTTAAACATTGTTTTTTCTCCTGTTGAACAACAAATTTTAATTACAGGTTGTTCAGAATATTGTTCTTCTTTAGATATACCTGCGTATCTCCAAAGGAACCCTTTACATACTCTTTTTTCTCTAAGTGCTATACCAATTGCGGTTCCAGTGGTTAATCCTAAACTACGCCCAGCGGCTTCAATGCTCTCGTATGTTTTTATAATTTCTCCAGTGTCTTTGTTTATTTGATCTATTGATCTTTTTGATTTTCTTATAACAGGAACTTCCGGATCATTTTCTTCAATGCTTGATAATTTAGGATTAGTTGATAAAATATCATACAAAGTATCTAAATCTTTAGATTCGTTAATTAATACTTCTTCAATCTTAACAGATACATCTAATATTTTTTTAATATCATCTATAGACGATTCAAATTTATTTTGCCCAAGAGACACACAATTTTCCTTTAAAATAAAAGTCATATTTTTTTCGGTTAAAGGATACGAGCATTTAGTTTGATAAACTATTTCACCATTATCATATTGTGTTTTTAAATTATTAATCAATAATTCATAATCTTTTTGTCGTGTAATGGAACATATAAATCTCATAGGCTCATATTGGAACGCATATAAATAATATCCATATTTACATATGGCATAATTACTTGCTATTTTATTTTTTATATCTTCTGTAATATCGTATTCTATTTTTTGAATTTTATTATTACCTTTTTCAATAAATTTATTTTTTTCATTTACCTCATCGTTTAATCGATATATTTCATTTTGAAGTTCCTCGTTTTTTTTCAATAGCAAATTATAGTTCTCAACATTATATTCGTTTTCTTTAATTATTTCTTTAATAATTTGTTCGACATTTCCAATAACAAATTCTTTGTCATCTAAAGCAATTATTTCACGATAAGCAATATCATTAATCGTAATAATTCTTAATCGTTCCTTCATTATTGAGTGTTTTTTAATACAATTTTCAATTTCAATCTTATTTTTTACTTTGAATGCGCTATATAGTCTAAAATTATCATATGTTTTTTTATGAGTTTTAACTCTTTCTTGTAAATTATTACTTTGCCCAAATTTAATAACTGTTTCGTTATACATTTTTTTTCCAGGTATCCCAAGTGTTTTATTGTCAATTAATCCAATATAAATACATTGAGTGTTTAAAGGAAACTGTTCCAATAAAGTTTTTTCTTTTAATTCTTCTTTTTCTTTCTCTATATTTTGTTTTTGGTCTTCTAGTTGTTTTTTTAATTCAATACAATCTTCGTTTATCACCTCTTGAATTAATCCTTCCATTTTTATATAATATTCGTGAATTTCGTCTGCTTTTTTTGTTCCAGCTTTTAAACAAAATTTTTTAAACGTATTAATATTTAACATAATTGTTTCTTTATTGTGACCACCTTTAGTGTGAGTTGGATGTTCTACCTGCTGGTAGAGTGATATTGTATAATCTTTGTTCATTGTAAATTGTTTTACTAACAATTGTTTTGCCTTAATTTTTTGGCTAAATCCAATCCATTTCCACACGTTATCCAAATCAATCACAAAATCATTTATTGGGTGATACTTTAAATAACAATAAAAGCTAGATAAAAATACATGTTGTTCAAAATCGGTAAAATTATCTTTAATTTTTACTAATAATTTGTAATTATAATCACTAGACAACTGGGTAATGGGGTTACTTTCAATAAGATTAACAATATTTAGTGTTTCCATTTATATATAATAATAGTTATTGTCTTTATATTGTTATTATATATATTCGTTTTAGATTGTTAAAAACGAAAGCAAATCAATTAAACTGAACAATTATTTCGACCTTCTCCTTTTTGATACTTTTAGTAGCCGAAATGGACAATTCTTCTCGCTTCTTTCGTGTCTTGGAGTTATCCACAAGTGTCTCCTTTCTTTTGGAGGTGCTGTTACGACTATTCATGTCCTTTTCAATGGTATCATAATTTTGTTCCACATATTCGATAACTTTATTTTCAAGAGCCCATTTAAAGAAATTTAATTGTCCGATAGTTGTTTCAATAAATTTTCCCTTGGTATATGGTATGCTAATTCTATCCCATCGACAAAAAGGGTCAAAACGTTTCTTACTGTAAGCTTTTAATTTAAGTTTATAATCATCGTAGACCTTAAACCGTCTCGAAATATTATCGCTGGTTTGTTCAATTGTAAATAATGTATAATACTTTTTAGCATAGTTTGTTGCAAACCAATCAACAATTCTAAGAGATATTTTAGATTCTCCAGTAATAATTCGAATCATTTTGTCTAAATTGTTATTTACATTAAAAGAACCATTTAAATCGGTATCATAGAAAATTATCAGATTCTTTAGTAATAAATCATTTTGAGTTGTATAACTAGAGTTGTTCATTATTTAAGATTTCGGACAATTTATTTAAGTTGTTTTCTCTTAAATATGTTATTTTTAATTAAATTTAACGAATTTAATATATTCGTTAATATTATATAATGCCCGGCTTTATGAATAAATATTTTGGCCCTTTGCCCAGAGAATACTGTGTCTATTTTTATATTTTGTCTATTGTGTTAGGTTCATTATTTGTATTTAGTGCTATTTCTATAGCATTTTTTATGATTATGCATTTCAAGAAAGTAAATGTTACATTTGTCATTAATTCTGTTATGGTATTATTAAATATATTTTTGGCTTACATTGCGAATAGATTGCTTCATACTATGTGCGTAAAGGCTATCTAAATATAAATGAGTTTATTATTCATCCTTTACAGACTCTTTTTCTCTACCATGTGTCGTATTAACTGGCTTCAAATACATATCCCGTGTTACGATATCATTAACATAACTAGTTTGTAAAAACGGATTAACTCCTCTTTGGGCTAGTAGTTCACGATCGGCCATTTTTGTATCAATATCTTCACGTCTAGTTTCATTAGCTGTTTGATTTCTTGAAAACATCGAATTCGTAATATTAAGTAAATCTGAATCTTGATTAAAAAAGGAATCATCTGCTAAAGATTGATTGATTGCGCTTTTTTGCGAATCATATTCGTAATTTGGATCTATATTCGAATTTGTATTCGGTTCTTTACTAGTTTTTTCTGGTCTAGCACTTTTGTAATAAGGTTCTCCTGTGCTCCATTTCCATGTTTTCATTATTATTATACTTTTTTAAATATTGGATCAAAGAACTTAATTAAATTTTGCTATACTTTTACTTCGTTATAACTTTTTTAAAAGTATATATATATATGAAATCTCGTAAAAATATACATAAAAAATATTTAAAAAAACATAAAAAAGGAGGTGATCCAAAAAATATAGACGATGATTGTAATATTATGAATTTATCAACTTTATCTAAAGATATGGGTGACGGTCAAGAACCGTTAAAAAAAATGAAACTTAATTATGAAAAATGTTGCCCCAAAAATGTTTTAGGTCAAAAAAATTCATCTCCGTATT